AATTGAAAAGTGTTAGTTGTTATTACCTTAATTTCAAACACGCCATCTGTAGCTCCCCCTGTTACTGCAACAAAATTAATGTAATCACCAACTGATCTTCCATGACCATTGCTTGTTATTTCAATTACAGTTTGAGATTGTCCGTCAATAGTGGCTGTTGTTCTTACATAAGTTGCAGTAATAGTTTGACCACCTAAAGCAAAACCTATAGCTTGTATTGTTCTTTGTAAGTTTAAAGAATAAACGGCTCCTAAATCTATAACTTGTGCAAAATCATAAGTTCCAATTAAATTTGTAGCTGGATCTGTTAACTGTAGCCCATCTCCAACAACTGACACGTTAGTTTTAACCGAGGTACACGCTCCAGAACTGGAAACAGAGCAAAACGGTTGTGTTAATAAATCTTCTCTTCGTATAACTATTGTTTCCTCATCAATAATATCAGGTAAATCTACGATCACACTTGTTGCACTCAAACTAAAACGACCACCGTCATCTTGAAATTTTAAAATATATTCACCTTCCAAGGCAGGAACATCAGCTATTGTGCTATTTCCAGCTATAGCAGGAATTAAATCTACAGAGTTCTGGAACGTACCACTACCATCAGTTCTACTACTGTGTCTGATATAAACTCTTCCACCATGCAAAACATCTGGATCTGTTGCCAAATCCCATCTAAGTCTTACTAATTTATTTGTTAAAGGTTCATATGATAAATTTTGAACAGCACTAGGTGGTTGTGTTTTTCCTTTTGCATCAAATGTAATACTACTTGCACTATTAGATAAACTTAATGACGCATTAAAAGAATATACACGAATTTCATAAGTACCTGCGTGACTATTTAATATCTCAATGTCAGGTCTAAAAACTGTCTCACTTACCCAGTTTGCTTGATTAAAACGATATTGAACAAGATACTGACTTACACCTGTTCTTACTTGCCAAGAAACAATTAATTTTGATACAGCAAGATTATTTATAACAACTATTTTTTCTTCTGCACCTAAACCACTAGGAGGTGCTTTTAGTGCATTTAACAACGAAATATTTCTTGGAGGCAATGCTTCTCCTAATTCAATATTGTTATATTTCCCATCAATATATGTAAGTCCAGTAATTACAAAATTAGTGTTTTCTTGCTCCTCTACACTGATAACTCTAAAAAATTGAGGTTTAAGGTCATTACTAGATAACATCCAGATTGAATGTTGAGCAGGTGTTTGAGATAATGCTGAAGCTAAAGTAATAACACCAGTTGCAGGATCAACATTTGTTGTGGCAATCTCTTCTGATTTACCATCTGGTAACAACACTAAACATTTTTGATTTCCTCCAGAAAATGTTTCTAAATCTTTTACATTATCTACTGTAATACTTGTAGTAGTTGCAGTTTTAATTCTGCCTGATCTTCTTTGTGACCCTCTAACTGGATCTGCTACAGCTATTACACTTCCAGGTCTTACAATCGCTCCAGCATCTATTGAAGTGGTAAATGTAACTGTTTCTGCTTCTTGTTCTTCACTAAAAACGATAGCTTTTGCTAATCTTCGAGCTTGTTTTCTAGAAGTACACCCAAATGCTTTTACAGTTTTCTTAACAATTCCATATTTAGCTATTCTTGCAGCTTGAACAGGATCAGAATCATCATCACCATATATTTCATAGTCTATCTCTCTTGAATCCATATTAAAATAACTAACACTAACTACAGAATGTCTCTGCCTCAAACTACTTCCTGAATATGAAAACCCTGCTTCTGTTACGTTTGACAAACTGAATAAATAACTTGCATTAGTTGGGCGATCCTGTGCAATTGTTATAGTACCTGCTTGCCATATCGGAAAGGCTCTCATAATACCTGCCAATTCGTTTATCAAGGTATAAGCTTCTGCTGTTCCTTGAATAGAAGCATTACAACTAAATCTTGCTTCACTTGTACCATCAACAGTATCAGTTACTAACTCGTTAGCATACCTAGAAGCCTGTACATAACTAAACAAATCTATATTTGAATACATCTTTGCATCAGTAGATTGATCTGGAGCAATATGATCTCCTAACCCATATCTTTTATTAGTAAGTAAGTCAAGCA